AAGGTGATGAAGGGTGCGTAATGGGTTGCCTTGCTGATGAAGGTGAGGGTGTATTGCTGGGTATCGAGTACGGGGGTGGTAGTGTCGTACTCTTTGCCGTAATACTCTGCCCAGTCATTAGAGGGTAGTTTTTTAAGCGGGGGGTAGCAAAGAAGGTCTTTGTAGTTGGTGTCTAAAAGGTGGGTGTGGTAGGTGGTTTGTATGTTGATGTTATTTATTTTCATTTCTTTATTAATTTTTTATTTTCCTCAATAAAATAGGGTTTTGTTTTCCAATTCTTGAAGCGGTCTTTGTTATCAGCTACCCATTGCTTATAGTTGTTGGGTACTTCGGCTACGTAATTAGAGGAGCTTTCGGGGGGTAGGGTTTCATCGGCTTTGAGTTCCTTGATAAGCTCTTCATCGGTTTTTAGCAGGGTGATGATATGGCACTTGCAGCCTACGTGCCAGCCGTGAAAGTGGAATGTTTTGGGGTATTTGCCTTTGAGCTCATCGCACATATCATAGACTTTGTGCTGTGGGGATAGGCGTACCTCGAAGCCTACAATATCAGGGTTTTGCTGTATGCGCAACCAATCGGCGGACTTATAGGCTACATTGATTTCGTTGCTGGTAAGGCGCAAGGCGTTTTTGTAGGCGCTTCGGTACACTCCTTGCCCAGGGTGATAGTTTTGGGCGTTCTTGCTTAGTACGAGGTTGCCGTATTGGTCTCTGACCCTTCGGAATAGGGCGGTAGGGTTGTTCAATAGGTTGCGTACTTCACGACTTAGCTGTGCCGCGCTTTTACCTTCTTCTAAGGAAACAGATAAGGCGAGTTCTATTTCGGTTTGGGCTTTTTTGGCAATGTCCCATACCCTATCAGAGACTGTGAAATCTTTAATCTTTCGTACTTTGAAGGCTTCGAGGGCTTCTAAGTTCTGATACTTGGTTAATCCTTCTCTTAGTAGGTGGTCCTGTTTAAGGTTTGCAAATGCCCATTCGTTGGTGATACCTTGCTTTATAATTTGGTTTAATTGTTTGCTGAAATTGGCTAATTCCTTATCAAAGGATTTTCCTTTCTTGGTGGCTGCAAAGGCAAATAGTGTACTTGCGATGAGTTCCTTATAGTCCGTTTTGAGGGCTATAAATACGGCTGTACCTACAAGCTGGTAAAACAATCGTTCTACTTGTTGTAGGTATGCCATTAGGTGCTTTCTATGTTGCTCATCGTAGTTCATTAGATAGCGGCTTCATTGAGGTTGCTGTTTTCCTCGTCTTTGATTTGCTGTAATTGGGCTTCGGGGTCGGTGATGCCGAAACGCTGCATTGCTTCACGTTGTGATATAAGGGGCTTGCCACCATTGGCTTCTGTAAGGGTACGTATCATTTCGGTATCATCGTCAATATCAAACGGGGTGATGATAGGGGTAATATCTATATCTTTCAGTTCTTTTTCAAAGGGCAGATACATTTTTGAAAGGAAGGCTAAAATGATATTGATACGCCTTTGTAGGGCTGGTATAAATATAGCCTCATTGTCTTTTACTTTGAGGTGTGCGGGCAGCCAAGCGAGTTTGCGCCCTACACCTGAGAGCATATTGCCTTTGCCGGCGTAGAACTCATCGGAAAGGTCAGGAGTATGGGTAAACTCGTGAATATCACGGCGGTTCATTGTCATTTCTCTATCAAAATTATCATTAGCATTAGGAGGCACTACGAATTGTACATTACCTCCATCTTTTACCTCGAATACTTTGCCTCCCATATTATTGCCATACATTTTACCTTCTATCTTACCAGAAATCATTAGTATAGGCTCTCCGAACTTCTTATTACTTTCAGAAAAATAAGTACGCTGCTCTTCGGCTATTTCGATGAGGTGCTGTACATCGTCCCATTCGGGATTGTCTTGCTGGTACAATACCACTGGTATTTTGCCGATGATATTTTCTTTCACTTCGGTAGTGGTAACCCCATTTTCGGTAATGAAGGTGTATATAAATTCAGTGGTGAAGGCTTGGAATACAGTTTTGCCTTCTTTGGTGGTACTTTCTACGGCAAAGGATATGAGGTTGTTATTATCGTCAAAGCGTGGGTATAGGGTGTATTTTTCAGGGGATAGGATTTTGTGTCGCAATAGGAATTGAGAAGGCACACCATATTTCTCGTTCTGCTCTTCTTCCGTATACCACAACTCGGCTACTTGGGTGTAACGCTTCACCTCTGTACATATTTTGCTGTCGGAAAAGTTCATTTTATTTGCCTTGATGACCTTCTGAAAGGCAGCAAAAAGTGGGCTATCCTCTGCGGTGTACTTGTAGGGGATAGCGGTTTGGAACATCGTGGCAATTCTAACGATACGCTTTTGGTAGGATAGGGCTACACGATTAAGGGAACGAATACGTTTTTCAAATCGTGGTTTGTTCTGACTATCTAAAAGAGGATTACCCACTTCGTCAGTAAGTTGTATCATTATTTCAGGGTCGGGGTAGCGGTGCTTATTGATGAGTATATCGTGCTTTTTTACCTCATATTGCCGTTGGTATGGGGCGATGTCTATGGTGGTAATGCCTTTTTTAAAATCTTCTTGTGTCATTGTATCTAAATTTTTAATTTTGAGTTGCCTGCGGAGGATCTCCGCTAAATCATTGAGGCGAGTTGATATAAGTTGTTATTCGTACCGCTTAGCAGCTTCATAGTGATATAGCGAATGGCATCTATGGCATGGTTGTAGTTATCTATGGGGATACCTGCTTTTTTATCGTTCCAAGCGTAATTTTTCAGCTCTTTCTTCACGTTGAAGCTGTGAGGCGTTACCACTAATTTATAATTGAGCATTGTAGTTATACCTGCTGATACGCTTCCTGCTCCCTTTTCGCAAGGTTCTATATTTAGCCCTTTATCTCTTAGGTCGGCAATCAGGCGAGGTTCGGCACTATCAGCAACGATAAGGTCGTCAGGGTTGTCTATCAGGGTGCTATTGAGCTGGTAAAGTCCGTCAGAGGATAATTGCTTGTTGTTATAGTATTTTTCGTCTATATAGATGATTTTTCTGCGATTATCTACGGCTACTTTGATGAGGGTATCAGGGTCAATAGAAAAGCCGTAATCTTGTCCGTAGCCATAAGGTAATGAGGTGTCAAACTCGCCTTCTTCCCAATCGGTGAATATTACCCCTTCGGATACATCAGCCCAGCGACCTATGATTTTTTGAGCGTATTTGGTTTTGTTGAACATAGATTGAGAGAAATTGCCTTGTTCATCGGTAGCTTGTGCGAGGCTTTGGGCTTTGATTTCGTCAATCTGTTTAAAAAACTGCTCATTGAGGTTTTCTGCATTATCAAAGTAGGTGGTGTGGATATGCAATACATCGGGGTGGGTGGATATTTGCACCTCAACGCCGTCAATCTTTACCACCTTGTGCGTTTTTTCAATGTACTTCTTATAAATGAAATGCTCGGCATTGGAGGGGTTCAGAATAAGGATAACCCGTAATTGCTTGCCTTTCTGACGGATTGATAGTATTAGTTTCTCATAGTCCTCTTCTGATAGCCATTCTTCCATTTCATCGCCTACGAAGGTGGTAATACCGTGCAAAGACTTTAAGTTAGCGGTTTGATTTCCTGATGAGGTTTTGATACCCTTAAAAAGTATTTCAGAGCCTGAAAAGGTGTTTTTGATGGCTGTTTTAGTAATGTTAAAATACGCTTGTGTACCCTCTGCTTCTATCTTTTCCTCAAACTCTGGTATAATAGAACTATGGGCTGATACCATAGTGTAACGGCTGAATAGTATCTTATGCCCTGCTTCAAAAGATAAGCGTTCGAGGAATGTGGAGGCGTTATAGGACTTGCCGCTGCCTCGACCTCCTGAAAGGATAGTGATGAACTTATCTTTATTCAGATATAGGGGGTTATATACGGGTTGCGTTTTAATCATTACTTTTGCTATTGCTTTTGAGCCATTGGGCAATGTCGATGCTGCCTTGTACGGCGACTTCGTCTTTTATACCGTCATCGGTTTTGAAGGTGGATAGTACAGTTTGCATTGCTGTCATACGGGTACGATAATCAACGGGGACTTCACGGAATTGATTAGGTATTACTGTGCCGTCTTCATCAGTAAGAGGCTCACGGATAACGCCCATAATGGCAATAACAGATACCAAGTTGGACACATCGTTAAAGGTACGTGCTCGGTAGGCTTTTTGTACCATTTCCAACTCTGGGTTTTTACGAATACGGCGATATACTCCTGAATAATCTACTCCTAACATTTCGGCTGCCTTAGTAGGCTGTCCATTAGATTTGATGAGTGCTTGTTTGAGTTCCTCATCGGTGTATTTTTCGTTATCTATCTTTTTACGTGGTTTCATATTGATTTTTATTGAAAGTTGTTAGTCTATGCGTTCTACTTTTGCCGATAGAGTTTCTCCTTTTATCATTTTAAATTCAGGGTCAAACCCCATACGGAGCATAAAGTCTTTTTTGTTTTTCCAGTTATCAAAGGAAAGCGTTACATAAGCATCTAAATTTTGGGCTTTTTCAATAGCTTGTTGTTTGATAGCTTCTTTTGCTTCTTTGACTTGCTGCTTTTTCTCTTCATTGGATATTTCTCGCTCAATGTCTTTTTCTTGCTTTATGGGAGCGTATGCTTCTTCTATGGCTTGAGATAGGTCAGGTACTTCAAAGGAAGAATAATCTACTGCATATAGATTGAGGTCATAATCATCAAGCCCTGCATTGAGGTAATCAATATCAGGAATGAGCGAGCGCATTAGTTCTTCGTCAAGTTCGGTACGCGAACGTGTTTGAAATATGTTTTGTTCTTTTTCTGTTTTAAGGTCAAAAGATACTTTTTCTACTTTGATTTTGTAGTCGGTATCGGGCGTGCCATCGTACTTGTGGATAATATCAAGGGACATTACCCGCTTGTGCCCGTCTACAAGGTTTGAGGTTTGCTCATTCCAAATAATACCACCTAAAAATCCTACATTTTTGATATTTTTACGCATCTGTGCGATTTGCTCGTCTGTATGCCTTTTAGGATTGAAAGGGGCAAAGTTTATTTGTGAGCGTTGTATGGTGATGGTTTCACTTTGCTTGTATAGTTCCTTTTGTGTTTTTGTTTTTTTGGTCATAATCAAATAGTATTTTTTCAGATAATGGATAAACATCTAATATTTTCTGTAAGTCATTAGGATAATGCTCACGTAGGTACAGATATACATCAAGGTCAAAGGTTATTCCGTTGCTTTTTTTGTTGCTGTATTGTATAGGTTTAGGCAATCGGTTATTACTGATATACCGAAGTACATCTTTGTCTTTCCATAGAGAAAAAGGATATACGAGTTTTGTAGGTGAAATGGCTTGCATTTCGTATTGCCGTAACATTATGCGCCTATTCATACTATCGGACTGCTTCATTCCTAAGAATACGTACTCAATTTGTGTTTCGAGTCGTACTGATTGTATAATGTCTGATAGTTTGAGTATGCGTGTATTTTGAGGAGTACAAAATAGTCCTGACTTATTGATGTAAGTAAGGGCGTAATGAGGACGCTGTATAAATGAAATGTTATGGTATTGCTTTTTTGAGAAGTTTATGAATTTATTGATATGTTCAAGGTCTTTTACAAAGTACATAAATACGCATACTACTTCATCGAAGTTTTGAGCGCACCAGTGTAGCAGTGCGATACTGTCTTTGCCACAAGAATAAAATAGCAAAACACGGTTAGTTTTAGCCTTAACCGTGTCTATTACTTGCTGTGTGTG